CAAATGAGGATTGAGCCCCCTAATCAGGTCCAAGTGCTAAGTCTGACCGAGCTTAGAGTCAAAAATATAAAAGTTTTCTCTAAGGACGAATATGTCTATTACTACAACTTCCTCGTTGCCGGCTCCTATACAGGCGTCGTTCAACAAAAAGTTATTAGCCGTCCCAGTACCAAACTTTATCTATGCAATCCCAGCTATGAAGATGGAAATGCAAAGAAATGGTGGTACCACGGAAAGATGGCGTCGTTATAATCCATTACAACCAGCAATGGTTCCACTTGGAAATAGCGGTATAACTCCTCCACCACAAAATCTAACCGCTGTGGATAGACTCTATGTCCACATTAAATCTTGGGTAATTGACTTGAAGTCCGAAGTGGCATTTTGCTAACTGGTAACAAGGGGCAAGCAACTTTAACAAGTGTGCAGCCTGAGAGACTAAACCCTGAGAGATCGAAAGATCATGCGATAGTCCAACCCACGATCGAAAGACGTGGAGGTAGCAGAAATGTCTACCCGCCATCTAAAAATGGTATACAAGTAATATTACAGATAGACGCAAAAATGAGTTTCTATGGAACTTATATCGCCATCAACGAGCAAGTTACATTGCAAAATCAAGACCCTAAACAATTTACAGGTTTATTGTATATAAATTAGATCACTTGCTCTTTTAATAGAACCCATGTAAACTTTAGTTATGATAAACATTCTAACTAAAGGATTAAGATGGATAATAGGATAGATATGGCATACGCAGCTGGAGTTATGGACGGAGATGGAAGTTTTGGAATTGGTAAGTTAAAGACCAATGCCAATCCTTTATATTTTCCACTACTTCAATTGCAGAATCACGATGAAGAAATGTTAAGAAAAATGATTTCTTTATTTGGTGGTACTTTTGTTACGGGAAAATTATTGAAATGTATGGATGGTTCATTTGGGAAAAATAGATTTAGATGGCGATTGCGTTCATCTGCAAATGTAATTCCTGCTCTTGAGCAGTTAATTCCATTTCTGAAAGTGAAAAAAGATCGCGCGCAATTCTTATTAGAATTCTCTAAATCATTCACATTTGTACGGGGTGCTATTCTGACACCTGAAAAACTTGCTGATCGTGAAAGAAGTTATTTGAAAATGATCCAGTATAATGATTGGACATCATTTGATAATAATATTTCTTTAAAGTTGGCAAAGAAGAATACATCAGATCCAATCTTCTGGTCTTATATGGCTGGCATCATGGATACAGATGGTTCATTTTCAATAAAAAGACAGAACAAGAACAAAGGTACGCACGTTATTAATCCTAGATATCTACCAGTCATCAGTCTTTCTATGTGTGATACAAGATCCATAAATTATTTACGTGAGAATTGTTATTTAGGTAAATTATATATGCCTAAAAATAGATCATGTAAGGGTGGATTTCATTATCAATATGGGATTTATTCTAGAGACGAGAGCATTATTTTTCTTGAAAATATAATTCCCTTTTTGAGATTTAAAAAAGAGAACGCCAGACAGTTGTTAGAGTTCTGTCAAAAATATAAACAGACTAAATATTGTCTTGAGGGTATTCCAAAAGAAGAATTAGATTTTAGAGAAAAATGTTATCAAAATTTAATATCGCTAAACAAATATGGGGTCTATAAATCTCCTCTGATAGTCTTGAAAACCTTACCGGGTAATGCCGAAGGCAACAAGGTGGAAGCAGCGCAAGCGTGCACCATGAACGCAGTAAGCGAGGAGACGCCGAAAGGCGATGCGGTACTCTGATCTCTATAGAAATATAGAGAGGTAGGCTGAGAAGATCTACCCGCCTAGCAATAGGTCATAAAGTAACAGATTGGTATTAAACGAAGCTGCTATCCGATTGGGTGTATCGCTTCGTCAAACAGAAGATCAACTAACCAGTGATATGTTAAGCTCTACAGCTGCATTTATTAACTGCGTTGGTGGTTTTAATGGTGATGTTCCAACCGAAATGACTCGTTCAGATATTGATACTGCAGTAACGACTTTATTGTCTGCTAATGCGTATACAATCATGGACGAAATCACCGGTGAAAATAAATTCGGTACAGGCCCAGTACGTCGTTCATACTTCGGTTTAACAAACACCGATATGACCGGATCACGTGGTCTTGATAACGTTTCTGGTTTCATTAGTGAAGCTAACTATCCTAACAACCGTAACGTTTTAGAATCAGAATGGGGTAGCACGGGCAACGTAAGATGGCTTGTATCGAGCATCTCTCCTTTCCTTGCTAATGGCTCATCTGCTGCTGCGACTGTGTATAACAACTTTATCGTTGGTATGCAAGCATACGGTATCGTTCGTCAAGATGGCTATACATCTACCTTTGTCTATCGTCCAGCGATTTATTCTGGTCCATTAGCACAAAACGTAACAGTTGGTTGGAAATCAGCTATGGTACCAAGAATATTTAACGACCAATGGTTGTTAAACTTACGTTGCACATTAGCATAAGGGAGATACTATGGACGGAACTATATTAGGCCAAGGCGTCTTTTTAGCTAACTTTAATGGACTTGCTAACCCAAATCCAGGTAACGCTGAATCCGCTCAAGCCAATAATCAAATAATTGCTATCCCTTCAGCTGCTGATTGGGTTGCAGTAAGAAACTTTACACAAGCTGGAACTGCGGGTAATAGCGCTGCTTACTTTAACGGTACTGCTAACGCGTTTACCGGTGTTGAATACTTCTGGCAACGTGGCATGGCTCCAGGATCTGCATTTGTTAAATACTATGCAAATGGTGCTGCTGGTTTTGTTGGTGATCGTTTGGTTACCGGTGGTTTTACCATCTATGATCCATCAGGTCAACAAGCTGGCTCCGGCCCTCTTGTTGGCGCTCCAGTTGCTGTTTCTGCGGTAACTAACTCTACACGACCAGCAGTTACACACACAGCTGATTCTACCGTACAAGTTGGTTCTGTAGTTCGTTTAAGCAATACAGCACAAACAGATGTTAATGGTATCGATTTTGTTGTTGGTACAGTGACCGATTCTACCCACTTTACTTTATTAACTGCAAGCAACCCTTTAGCAACTGCTCCAGGTGCTATTGGTGGCGCCGGTTTCTATCGTGTAGTGAATTATCCTTCACTCTATTATCCACGTAGACGTACTGTTGTTAACGTTACTCAAGCGGTAAATGCGCAAGTATCTACTTCTTTAGAACACAGTATGACTGTTGGTCAATCAATAAGATTTAATATTCCTGCTGTATCAGGCATGGTTCAATTAAATCCTTCTTCTGCTAATGCATATCGTTATGCAACAGTTGTAACTATTGTTGATCCATACAACTTTACCATTGATATTGATACGACTGCTTTCACAGCATTTACTTGGCCAACAATTGCACAAGAACCTTGCTCAATTCCTACAATGGAACCGATCGGGGAAAATACTGCTGTTGGTTTAGCTGCAAATAATAACGTGTTCCCACAGTATCAAGGTCTACCTGTATTCAATGCTAATGGTGATGTCTTTGCAGATGCAACCATTAACACTGGCTACTATGGCATGATCCTTGGTCAAGGGGGCGCAGGCTTATTAACTGCTGCTAACGTACCAATTCTTGGGCCTGCTGGGTCTATTTCTTGGTCAGCTGGTAACGTAGCAACTCCAGATCAAGTTTACTGGGTTTGCGGTAAAGCAGAATTCGGCGGACTATAAACTAATTGATTAATCAGGGGGTGTGGCGCTCCGGCTACGCCCCCCTATTTCGGAGAAAAACATGTCAGAAGAAATTAAATTACCTGAAGTATCAAAAGCTACATTGGCTCAACGTGCTAAACGTGCCCGTGCCAAAGAAAAGCAAATTGCTGCAACGGTAACACTTCCAATTGAACCCATTAAAGAGATTGTTGTTGCTCCCTACATAAGCCCTGAAGAGCAAGCAAAACGTGATCTCGCCGAGAAAAATAAAAGAGACTTTGTTCGCTTACGCAAGATGGTTGTAGGCAAGTTCCTCTTTAATGAATGCCCAGGTGGC